TCTTCCTGCCTAGTCTGTTGCTGTCGTGAACCAAGGTTCTGTTTGATAAGTTCATCGGCTAACTTTCTGACCTCGCCTACTTCCTGTGCTTGCTTTCCAATTAGCTTTTCAGCCTCTTGGTGCATCCTCACAATCTCGTCTAAACTTTTATCCCTGTATTTCTCAGGAAGTTCAGGCTTTTGCGAAATCTTCTGTTCTTCGATCTCTAACTCACCCAACTCTTCTTTGTCATCATCAATCAACATACTTATTTCCTTTTCCTGCCGTCAATCGGTTGTAGGAGATTCAACTCGGCATAATTGCTTATGAGTTGAGTTTCTGCTCGGCTTTCAATCTATCTAAGTGACTTTTCTCGAACTTCCCATGCGATGATGGAAACGCTCCAGACCACCCTTCTAGCTTAAAAGCTGGTGCAGATAAAATGCGATGAGTCTCCTCACCACAATCACACACAAGACTTGTTGACTCATAATCAACAAATCTCTCTGTCTTATGCCCGTTTATACAGGCAAATTCATACATTCTTCTCATTTAAGTCCTCAAATGCTCTTTCGCTGACTTGTTTCAAGTTTTTCAGCCAAATAAGTATAGATAACTCGCCTTTTCTGAATTGTAGACTTTTTTCATCTGCAATTGTTGAAATATTATTTAAAGGTTCTATCATTTTGTCAACATCTTCCATTAAATCTATCCACCCTTGAGTGGACATCATGGAAAATCTCTCGGAGTAGTAGCGTTCTAGTTCTGGATTCATTGTCTAGTCATCTGTTTTTCAACAATCTTAGCCTTGTTCTGAATATCCGCTTCTTTAAGCATCAATTCAGCAACTTTGACACGCTTATCAAACTCTTTTGAAGCCAAAGCGTCATCAGTAGGGAGGTTCTTGGTGTTAGCCGCCATACTCTTTGCTTGCAACTCAATAGGCATCAATTGCGCTTCAGTCAATAACTTTTGCGCTTCAGCCTTATTCTGCTCTGCTTGTGTCGTTTGGACAGCAATCTGAGCCTGAGCCAACTCCATAGCCATTTGTTGTTGCATCTGAGCCGCTTGTTGAGCTTGTGGGTCAGGAGTAGCCATCTTGTCGAGCATCTCAATCAACTCAAATCTGTTTGACAGAGATGAATTAGCCATGATGCCCTTCAAAATGATAGGCAAAACAGGTGTATTAGGGCCAAGGGTCTGCAACAAAGCGATGAATTGTTGTTGCTCATGCTCTCTAGCAATGATTCCAAGTGCAGCCGTAGGGATAAACTTCATGTCCACAGTAGGATAACGTTCTGGATCGAACTGCATATAGCGATAGGCGGCTTTGGTGATGAAGGGGATCATAAAATCCTCTTGGAAGTTCACCAAGGTACGCTTGTATTTCTTGATAATCGAGGCAGTAGCCATCGAAATACCGCCCTGACCCGCATCTCTGGAGACAGCAGTAACCATTCCCTGTGAGTCTAAAGTGCCTGTTGCCATCAGAAGCATACGCTCAAACTCTTTGGCAGTTGTCAGGTTAGAACCATCAGTATTGCCAAACTTGAACGGGAACAGAATCTCGTTGGGATTGCCGTTTGTCAGGATTGCCTTGCCTGGCTTTACTTCAAACTTAGCACCCCGTGGTAGACGAGTAGCATCCATAGCCATCATTGGGCTAGTTGTGAGAGCTAGTGAATCTAAGTGTGAACGAACTTGGGCATCAATAGCCTTTTGTGAGTTGTAAGCCTTCTCAACAGTACCACGACCTAACAAGCGATTAGGAACTGTATCGTCCTGATAAGCAAGAATTGGGCGGTCTTTCATCATGTATGGATTAGCTTCTGCTTTAAGAAGTGTTCCATCATTGGCAATCACAACGATTGCTTCAACCAAATCGGAATACTCGTCTTGGATGGTGTCTTCAGGGAAGAAATCCTCTATTTCACCATCTTCGTTTTCCAACTGTTCTAGATACTCACGGGGGACTAAGCCATAGTAAGTTAGCAGTTTTACCTTGTCATCTTCGTACTGGGAGACTTCTTGTGTAGGCTCCAAGTCTGTATCCATTGAGTCAGTGCCGACCTTTACCTTGCGGTAGATGCCTTCTTCTTGACCTTTAACGACCTTGTGAATGGAGACATACTTCTCGATAGCGACACCCATACAGTCATCAATAGATGTTCCATTAGGGTCAAACAAGAAGTTACGGGGGTTAACAGGAACAATCTTGACTGCGATTCGGTCTTGCTCTACCACTCCGATAGCGGCTTGTCCCATTTGACCAGGTATTGCCTGAGTAGCGGGAACATAGACTTTCTCTGTTTTGACAACAATCTCACCGATACCCGTACCATAGATTTCAGCAAGTAGCTCAATCTGGTCAATAGACTTGCGAATCTTGTCTACTTTGAAGTCTTCCATCAGTTGTGCTTTGATGGCAGCAACATCTAGGGGGCTACCATTGACATCACGAATATCGTCTTGAATGTCAAAGAACTCACCCTGACCAAAGATGGCTTCCATGATCTCGGCATGGCGTGTCTCTACGGCTTGTTGGGTAGCGGGGGTAACGATTCTTGAACGCTCGGACTCACGGGTTTTGTCTTGAACATCCCACTCACCATTGAAGATACGCTCGTACTCTAGCCAATCATCAAGGCAATTGACATCTCTCCAATCCCGCCATCTGTCACAATGGTTGACAACAAAGTTAACTATCTCTTTGTCTGAGTCACTAGGTTCTTGGAATTCCATTCTTATACCCCACTAATAATATCTACTGGTTCCCAATCTTCTGAATCATCTTCTTCCATGTAAGATGTAACAGCAAGTTGGTCAATGTAACTAAGGGAGTCAGGTAAGTCATCATGGACTCCTTGAGCAGGGAACAGGATTAACTGGTCTACAAACTCATCCCAATCTTCTTCCGAATTTAACACAATTCTGCCATGCTCGAACCTACCTTGTAAAGCCCAGATGATCCGATCCGCTTTTTTTCTATTCCCGTGGGTCAAATCTATGATGTGAGCATAGGTGTTGTTCTTTCGCATCAAGTCCGATAAGTAGGGCAAAACAGCGTTCTTTAACGCCCCCCTCTCTATCCCCACACTTAAAGGGCGGTAGTCTCGAATGGCAATCAGTATCTTGGAAGCAGTCTCTCGGATATCCCAACGCCCGTGTTCAATCTTCTCAACAAACCACTTGCCATCGTCTGTTACCTTCACTATGGAGATAGCAGACTCGTCCAGACGCTTCTTAGAGTTGGCGGCTTGTTTGGCAACTTCCTCGAATCCCGCTAGGTCAACAGCGATGTAATAGCTTCCATGTTCAGGCTTTACCCCGTATTTGATCCACTCTTCCTTGAAGATGTCAGAACCCGCATTGGTGAAAGAAGCCATAAACTCTTGCTTAAAAGCGAAGGAACTCAGGGTTTTCTTAGCGGAATCTATCTCTGCTTGGTCAATCAGGGGGTTATCAGCAGTGGTGAAGTGCCATGACTTCCAATCAGGGTCATCCTCTGACTCGCCTAGTTTGAAGGTATCGTAGAACCAGTTTCTACCCTTGGGAGTTCCGATGAACAAGGCTCTACCCCGTTTATCAGACAAACTGGCTCGAATGACCTGTTCCCATGCTTCTGGCTTGATGTCAGCAACCTCATCGAGAACGGCATAGGTCAAGCTAACGCCACGAAGGGTATCAGGTCTATCCGCACCACGAACGTATATCCTAGCCCCGTTTATCAGGGTAATGTCTAGGTTGTTCACATGGGAAGACTGAATAACCTCTCTACCAAGGTCTAGCAGTAAATCCCAGACGATTTGCCTCGACTGCCCCATTGTTGGCGAAACATACAGTACAGCCGAACCAGGTGGGCACTTCAATCCCTCTATTAGCAAGGTAACGGCAGCCATCCTAGACTTACCGCACCGCCTACCAGCCGCAACAACCTTGAATCTCGTTTTGTCGGCAAAAACTTCTTGTTGCCACGGCAGTAGGGAGAAATTGAGATCAGCCATACTTTGCCTCTACGTCTTGGGGTTGTTCAGTATTCTCAACAATAACTGGTTCAGCACCAATCCCTGTTATGTTAATGGTCACTGCTGA